CATAAAATATACACCCGCCATTTGCGAATTGTGGAACGTAGATTCAAACGGACATTTAATCAATCTTTGTAGTGCTAAACTGTTCTCACTAATGTTCATCTTTTCATCAATATCCACGCATAATTTTACGTCCTTTATTGCATACTCCAAATATACTTTAGTATCTTCTAGCCATGCACGTTCATAGAATTCAGAATCCTGAAACTTAGACGTGCTAACTTTTCCTTCATCTTCACCTAAAACCAACTTAGAACAGTCATCCAATTTCAGACTAGGTAATGTCCCCATTTGTGAATCAGTCCATAGTCGTTCAAATCTATCCATTAGGCAGAATGTAAGACGACCTCTAATTGGTTGTGCGCTATTGATATACTTGTCAATGTTAGAATGAATAGCATTCCCACGCTTATACACACCCTTAATATTTCTAAGAGGTGAAAGGCGAGTAGCATCTATTCCCATTTCAACCAACCTGTTGATAACTTTAGGAATATCATAACCTAAAACATACCAACCTAGAATCATATCAGGGTCATGTTCTTCCATTAGAGATACAAAATCTTCCATCATATCTTCTTCTGTTTTGTGAAAATGGTTCACAATATTTAAACCTTCAAAGTCTTTAATTTCTTCTGGAAACTGTTCTGGGAACCATGCAAATAAATGGTATGTTTCCGTGTAATTATCATACACAGATAATACTGTAATTGCATCATGATAAATACCCTGTTGTTGAACCTCAATATCGAAATACCATTTACGCAAATTGTATTCCTTTACCTCCTCAAGTTTGTCCACGCAATAAAGTCTTCTCATATCTACATCACCTTGATAGGTTCTGATTCCTCTATTCTCAAGACCTTTCTTGACATTGTATCTATTGTCGGGATGACCATAGAAAACTTTCTTTAGAGGATAACCTTCTAAAGAATGACCATCAGCAAAAGACATTGTTTGCAACTTGTAATAGTTATCTCCATATTTACCTTTGAATACCAATTGTCTTGGAACTTTTTCGTCAATTTTGACATAAAAGTATGGCTCAAATGGTTCTCTATCTACTACACGCTCATTGTTTTCATCTCGATAAATAAGTTGTATCTCAGTTCCCACATAATCAATTATCATTTCTGTCATCTCCTTCTCGCCATTCTCTATCAACCTTTACTCTAACAGTAAAGAGTTCTAAGTCATTGAATAGTTCTATGATAGCCCATTCAATATTATCCTTTACTGAATCTATAATATTAAGTTCAGTTGCTTTTTCAGGATTAGGGTCATAAATAACTTGATAGTTTTCATCATTAAGATTAGCCCTAATCGTTACTTCTATTCCTCGCTTCATTTATAATCACCCCCATTTCCGTCATGAGTGTTTCAAAATCTTCCATGAGTCTTTCTACATAAACAGCCGCATCCATCAATTCTTCTTGTAAATGGGTTAGCCAATCATGCAGGTTTAAATCCCCACGTTCCATTGTTACCCCGTATTTTCTTTTACCAACTTTTGCTCTTTCTCTTATCTTAGCACAAACTTGTTCTTCAAATCTACTCATTAGTATCTCACCTTAAACAATAATTCAATTCTTCTCGCAACGACAATCTCATTACATTCATTGCAACATCTTCCTTCTAAGTGAATAGGGCTAGGATTATTACCCCAACCCGTAAAATGTCCACCACACATTACACATTCATATTCCCGCATTAGATTCACCTATTATAGTAAAATGGTTTCTATCGTTCATTTTAAAAATTTCTATGGGGGCATTTCTAGAACGCACATATGCGGCAAAGTCTACAATCATACGGTGGTATCTATATCTCATGAAGTTCCCAACCTCTGAATTTTGTATATTATCCTTTTCTCTAACAATTTGTAAAAGTTGATTATAGAGAGCATTTTTAAATCCATCTTCTTTTAAACTTTGAAGGTTAAATGTATTACCCAATATATCTCTTCCCTGAGTTAAAACCAATTGTATAACTATGTCCATTACGGGTAGTTTCTTATTCAGTCTTTTATCTCCTGTTCTGTTTCTACTCATCAGATTCACCTCTCATATTTTTGTAAAAGTCCATATCGGCAATAGATTTCAAAATCATCTTAGAAATACAAGTAAAACATACTGCCAGACCCTCTGTGTGTAAAAAGCCAACTTGTCCACCCGAAGCACCACAAACTGCACACTTCATTCATCTTCCTCCAATTTATATTCTACACCATAAAGAAAGTCTGCCTTAATCAGTTCCTGTTGTATTGTCATTTGAGGAACAATTAATAACCCCCCAAGCCAATATAAAATTATGGCTAATAGGCTTAATACAATAATATATCCAATCATTCTTCTTCCTCCAATACCTCTTCCACATTCTCTAGCAATTGTCTAGCCAAACTTCTACTACCCATTGCATAGGCAATTTGAATGGGTTTACTATGCTCATATTTTCTGAGGAATGTAGC